GACGATCACAAGAATCAAGCGGCAGCATGGAAGCTCTGCATGGACAGGTTGTTGCCTGTTAGTTATTTTGAGAAGGATAAGGCCAGCGGAGGCAAGAGTGCCATCAACATCTCTATTACAGGGGTTGGTGGAGAGACTACAGTGATCTCTGGCGGCGAAGAAGAAGAACCCATTGAAGGGGACTACACAGATGTATAACATCAATGAAGACTTAGATTATTTTACTAGGGAAGAGTTTGCTTGTCAGTACACTGGCGAGAATGAGATTAGTGACAGGTTGTTGCTGAAGTTGGATTTGTTACGTGCTAGATGTGGTTTCCCCTTCGTTATCACCAGTGGCTTTAGAAGTGAAGACCACCCAATAGAAGCGAAAAAGGAGACACCAGGAACCCATGCCCAAGGCATTGCAGCGGACATTAAAGTTACAGACGGTACACAGCGGTTTAAGATTGTTGAGGAGGCTATCAAGATGGGCTTTTCAGGAATTGGAGTTGCTGGTCAGTTTGTTCATGTTGACATCCGCGACCTTGACGGTAATGAGTCTCCTGTAATGTGGACGTACTGATATGGCTATTAAGTATATCCATGTCAATCAACACGTCATACGTGCTAACAAGAAGCACAATGCTAACGATCCTGTGTTGACTATCAAGGAAGGCAAGAAGAACACATACGCCCATACAGTACAGATACACGGGCCTAGCACAGTTATCTACGGTGGTAACGACAAGCCAGTGTTGTCTTGCGGAGCTAGGGTTGTTATCAAGACTGAAGCGGAACTAACCATTGACTGATTTAGCGGTTGAGCTGTTACCTTGGCAGCAGGAAGTCTGGGAAGACACTACACGCTTTAAAGTAGTGGCTGCTGGTAGACGTACAGGAAAGAGTAGGTTAGCTGCTTGGAAGCTGATCATCAGTGCGTTATCTGACAAGAAAGGTCAGGTGTTCTACGTTGCCCCTACACAGGGTCAGGCTAGAGACATTATGTGGCAGTTGCTGCTGGAGTTAGGACACAACGTCATATCGTCAGCACACGTCAACAACCTACAGATTAAGCTGATCAATGGCTGTACCATCTCTCTGAAGGGTGCTGATAGACCTGAGACCATGCGTGGTGTTAGCTTGAAGTTCCTGTGTATGGATGAGTACGCAGACATGAAGCCAGAGGTGTGGGAGCAAATCCTACGCCCTGCTCTAGCGGATCAGAAGGGTGAGGCGTTGTTCATTGGTACGCCTATGGGACGTAACCACTTCTACGACTTGTATACGTACTCAAGCGTAGGTAAGGACGAGGACTGGATAGGTTATCACTTTACCAGCTACGACAACCCACTGCTAGACCCTGAAGAGATCAAGGCTGCTGAGAAAAGCATGTCAGCCTTTAGCTTCCGTCAGGAGTTTATGGCTTCGTTTGAGGCACACGGTAGTGAACTGTTTAAAGAAGAAGATGTACAATTTAGTGAGGAAGAGCCTGCTGATGGCGCTTATTACATTGCTGTCGATTTGGCAGGATTTGCAGATGTCCAGAAAGTTACCACAAAAACTAAAAGACTCGACCAGACAGCTATTGCAGTGGTCAAAGCTGGGGTGGACGGTTGGTGGGTCGCTAATATCATACATGGCCGTTGGGGCGTCAAAGAGACTGCCAGAAGAATCTTCGACGCAGTCAGAGACTACCAACCAGTCGCAGTAGGTATTGAGAAGGGAGCGTTGAAGAACGCTGTCTATCCTTACTTGAACGATATAATGAAGCAGAACCAACGCTTCTTTAGAATTGAAGAGTTGACACACGGCAACAAGAAGAAGACAGACAGGATCGTGTGGGCGCTACAGGGCCGTATAGAACACGGCAACTTAACACTTAACAAGGGCAGTTGGAATGCTCAGTTCTTAGACGAGCTGTTCCAGTTTCCTAACCCGTTAGTTCACGACGACTTAATAGATGCTCTGGCATACGTAGACCAGTTAGCTAAGGTTGCTTACGCTATAGACTATGAAGAAGACGACTACGAATACTTAGATAAATACGCAGGGTATTAACTATGTTAGAGAATGAAGATAGCTTTACAATTGAGCAGACCCTAGAAGGCTGGGTAATGGACAAGTGCGACAACTGGCGCGACCATTACGAAGCTAACTACGCTGAAAAGTTTGACGAATACTATCGTCTATGGCGTGGTCAGTGGGCAGCAGAGGACATGACACGTCAATCTGAACGCTCTAAGATTATATCCCCTGCGCTACAGCAGGCTGTTGAATCCTCAGTAGCAGAGCTAGAAGAAGCTACTTTTGGTCGTGGTAAGTGGTTTGACATTAGAGATGATTACAGAGATCAAGACAAGCAAGACATTGCTATGCTACGAGCTGCTCTTGATGAAGACTTTAAAAAGAATAAGGTTAGGAAAGCAGTAGCAGAGTGTTTGATTAACGCTGCTGTATTTGGTACAGGCATTGCGGAAGTAGTCCTAGAAGAAGAAAAAGAGATGACTCCTGCTACACAGCCTGTAATGGGCGGTGAGTTACAAGCAGTAGGTGTAAACATACAAGACCGTACCTGCATCAAGCTACGTCCTGTTATGCCACAAAACTTCCTGATTGACCCCGTAGCTACAGACATTGACTCAGCACTAGGCTGTGCAGTAGATGAGTTTGTTTCTACACATTTGGTAGAGCAGTTGCAGGAGAAAGGTGTCTACAGAGATCAGCCTATTAGCGAAGCAGCTCCAGACTTTAACATTGAGCCAGATCAAGACCTCACTACCTTTGCAGAAGACAAGGTTAGGCTGACTAAATATTATGGGCTGGTTCCACGACACCTGCTAACAGATGCACAAAACGATCCAGATGCAGAGGAAGAAGTAGTAGAGCTGGCTTCAGATACAGAAGACGACAGCTACTATGTAGAAGCTATGGTTGTTATTGCTAACAGCGGTACATTGCTGAAGGCAGAAGCTAACCCTTACATGATGCAGGATCGTCCTATCGTCGCATTCCCTTGGGATGTCGTTCCTAGCCGCTTCTGGGGTCGAGGAGTATGTGAGAAAGGCTATAACTCACAAAAGGCGTTAGACACGGAACTACGCGCTAGAATCGACGCTCTAGCACTAACTATACACCCAATGATGGCTATGGACGCAAGTCGTATGCCTAGAGGTGCTAAGCCAGAGATTAGACCCGGTAAGATTATATTAACCAACGGAGCGCCTTCTGAGGTGCTACAGCCATTTAACTTTGGCAACGTAAGTCAGGTGACATTTGCTCAAGCACAAGCTCTACAAACTATGGTACAAACGGCAACGGGCGCTATTGATAGTGCTGGTATCGCTGGTTCTATCAACGGAGACGCTACTGCTGCTGGTGTTTCTATGTCGCTTGGCGCTATCATCAAGCGTCACAAGCGTACCCTGATTAACTTCCAAGAGTCTTTTGTTATTCCTTTTGTTCAGAAGGCTGCGTGGCGTTACATGCAGTTTGAGCCTGAGCTATACCCAGCAGCAGACTACAAGTTCCACACTACTAGCTCACTAGGCATTGTAGCCCGTGAGTATGAAGTGACTCAGCTTGTTCAGTTGCTACAAACCATGTCACCAGACACACCTATGTATCCTAAGCTGGTAACGTCTATCATTGACAACATGAACCTTGCTAACCGCGAAGAGTTGATTGCTGTACTAGACCAAGCTAATCAGCCTAATCCACAAGCCCAGCAAGCAGCTCAAGCAGCACAGCAAGCACAAATGGCATTCCAGCAGTCACAAACTGCGGCACTCAATGGACAGGCTCAAGAGTCACAAGCTAGGGCGCAGAAGATTGCAGTGGAAGCACAGATACTACCGCAGGAACTGGAGATTGATCGTATCAAAGCTGTTACTGCTAACCTCAAGGATGGCGATGCAGACGATAAAGAGTTCCAGAAGCGTCTTAAAATATCAGAGCAGTTACTTAAAGAGCGTGAGATAGCTGTTAAAGAAGGCAACGCTGCTCCACAGGAGGCTCCGCAGCCTGTACCTCAACCGCAGCCACAACTACAAGGAATGACACCCAATGGTCAGCAATAGAGACTTTGAAAACGTAGTAGCACAGATTAACGCATCATTTGAAGAGCTACACAAGAAGATAGCACAGTTAGAGGAGAAGCTAGAGAATGCCAGCAAAAAAAGACCCACGACTAGCAAGAGCCGGAGTTAGCGGTTATAACAAACCTAAGCGAACACCTAATCATCCAAAGAAAAGTCATGTAGTTGTAGCCAAAGAAGGCGATAAAGTTAAGACTATACGCTATGGACAACAGGGTGTATCAGGAGCTGGCAGTAGTCCTAAGACGGCAGCAGAGAAGGCAAGACGTAAATCCTTTAAAGCACGACACGCAAAGAACATTGCAAAAGGTAAGATGTCAGCGGCCTACTGGGCTAATAAATCTAAGTGGTAAATGTTTAAGTATACATATAAATGCACAGTGTCAATGTACATATAAACACAACAGGAGAATACTATGCCATACGGTAAAGGTACATACGGTAGTAAAGTAGGTCGTCCACCTAAGAAGAAAGCAGCAGTAAAAGCTAAACGCGCTCGTCAGATGCCTATGTCTGATAAGCAAGCTAAAGCAGCTGTTGCGGCTTTGAAGAAAGACGCTGCAAAGAAAAAGAAGAAAAAGTAACATGCCAGCCAAAAAGTCTACAGTAAACAAAGCAGGGAACTACACTAAGCCCACCATGCGGAAGAACTTGTTTAACAAAATCAAAGCAGGTACTAAAGGTGGCAAGGCTGGTCAATGGTCTGCTAGGAAGGCTCAGATGTTAGCCAAGGAGTATAAGGCAAAAGGCGGAGGCTATAAGTAATGGCACTAAAAGAATCACAGAAGTCTTTAAAGAAGTGGACAAAGCAGAAGTGGCGTACACCCTCTGGTAAACCTAGCGGCAAGACTGGAGAGGTCTACGCACCTTCTAAGACAATTAGCAAGTTGAAGTCCACAGCAGCAGGTAAGAAGAAACTAGCCGCTGCTAACAGGAAGAAGAAGGAAGCTACCGCTAAAGGCAAGCAACATGCCAAGCATGGCCTACATAAGGGCAAGAAACGATGAAGGGTCAGACACACGGTGGTAAAGGAAGCGCCCAGCGCAAGACAGACCAGAAGAAGTTTGCAGCTAACTGGGACGCTATATACAACAAAACTACAGAGAAGTCAAGTAAAAAGAAGAAATAAAGCTTGACTTTCTTATACTTTTATGTTATAATAATCAGGTACACTGTCCTTATAGGAGAAACAGATGACTGATAAAGAGCTAGAACAGTATTACTTTGAACTACAGAAGATGTTTAGGTCTGAGGGTTGGAAGTCTTTTATAGAAGATATGAAGGATAATGCTCAGGTCGTAGACTCCATAGAGTACACCAAAGACGACAAGGATTTGTACTTCCGCAAAGGACAGCTTTCTGTTATTGCTAACATCCTTAACTTAGAAGACTCTATACTGTCAGCTCAAGAAGAACACGAGGTAGTGCATTAATGGCGCTACTATTTGACTTTCAATGCGAAGATGGTCATATCAACGAACACTTCGTATCTAGCGAGACCACAGAAGTTGTATGTAAAACTTGTGGCAAACTTGCTACTAAACTTGTAACTGCGCCACGAATTAGTCTTGATCCTGTTTCTGTGGACTTCCCCGGAGCAACGAACAAATGGCTTAAAGCTCGTGAGCAAAAGTTACAACAAGAGCGTAAGGCTAACTCCTAACCGAATCCTTACATAATACACCTCCATAATGAGAAATCACGGAGTTTTATAATGGCAACATTAATTGACGAGCGTCCAGAAGACGTTGAAACTGAAGAAGAAGTAAGTCAGATTACTGAGGAACCTCAAGAGGTAACTCCTCAAGAAACACCAGAAGACGATATTCCTGAGAAGTATCAAGGGAAGTCTACCGCAGAGATTGTACGGATGCACCAAGAAGCTGAGAAGCTGTTGGGTCGTCAGAGCAGTGAGGTAGGTGAACTTCGTTCAGTAGTAGACAACTACATACAGACACAACTCGACACAGAACCAAAGAAAGAACCTGAAGAAGAAGTAGACTTTTTCTCTGATCCCGACAAGGCAGTCGAGAGAGCAATTGCTAATCATCCTTCAATCAAAGCTGCTGAGGCACAGACTCAACAGTACAAACAGACCACAGCTATAGGACAACTCAACCAGAAGCATCCTGACATGAAGGATATTCTAGGAGACCCTAAGTTTGTAGAATGGATTAAAGGCTCTAAGATTCGCACTCAGCTCTTTGCACAGGCAGATACTCAGTATGACTACGAGGCTGCTGATGAGCTTTTCACTATCTGGAAAGAGCGTCAACAGGCAATGGGTCAAGCAGTAGCCGCAGAGAAGACGCAACGTAAGCAAGCCGTTAAGAAGGCTTCCACTGGCAACGCAAAGGGTTCTGGCGAGGCAAGTGCGCGTAAAGTTTATAGACGTTCAGACATTATTAAACTTATGAAGGACGATCCTGAGCGATATTTGTCTTTAAGTGACGAGATCACTGCGGCATATAACGAGGGGAGAGTCCGCTAATTATCTTATTATAGGACTTGTATTATGGCTACATCAGTATATCCCGCAATGGGCGGTGCAGTAGACAACACTTCTGCTGCTAAGTTTATCCCCGAAATCTGGAGTGACGAGGTAATCGCCGCTTACCAGAGCAACCTGGTTCTCGCTAACCTAGTAAAGAAAATGAGCATGACTGGTAAGAAAGGTGACACTATCCACGTCCCTAAGCCTACCCGTGGTTCAGCTCACGCTAAAACGGCTAACACTGCCGTAACTATTCAGAACAACGTAGAATCTGAAGTTCTGATTAACATCGACAAGCACTTTGAGTTCTCTCGCTTGATTGAAGACATCACTGAAGTACAGGCTCTGGCCTCACTGCGTCAGTTCTACACTGGTGACGCAGGCTACGGTCTTGCCAAGCAGGTAGATGATGATCTCTTCACTCTGGGTAAGAAGTTCGGTAACGGTAACGGCTCTTCTTGGGTTCACAATGCTGCCTTCCAGATCAATTCTTCTGGCGCTTTGGAAGCCTACGATGCTGACGGTACTGCTGACGTGAAAGCATTCACTGACGCTGCTTTCCGTAGCCTCATTCAGAAGATGGATGACGCAGACGTTCCTATGGACGGTCGTAGCTTCATTGTACCACCTTCACTGCGTAACGCTATCATGGGTATTGATCGCTACACTTCTACTGACTTTGTTAATGGCAAAGGCGTAGAGACTGGCAAGATTGGTAACCTGTACGGCGTAGACGTATTCGTTTCTACTAACGTGCCCACTCTTGAGTCAGGCGTTCGTGGTGCCCAGCTAATCCACAAGGACACCAATGTTCTTGCAGAGCAGCAGGCAGTACGTTCACAGACTCAGTACAAGCAGGAGTTCTTGGGAACTCTCTACACTGCTGACACGCTTTACGGTTGTCAAGTAATGCGTCCAGAAGCAGGATTCGTACTAGCCGTTCAGTAAGGCTCAGTACAACTGGGGGATTCTTCGGAGTCCCCCTTTCTTTCTTGTTTTCTTAGGAGCTATTCATGGCAATTTTTAGAGGAGATGGCGGTGCTGGAGATTCCAACACAGATGCCACACTAACAGCAGTAACCGCACAAGCTGTCATAGCTACTAACAAAGCAAGTGAAGCAGCTACAAGCGCAGGTAACGCTGCCAGCTCAGAAACAGCCGCAGGCAACTCTGCTACAGCCGCAGCCGCAAGCGCAACAGGTGTGTCAGCTTATGCTACAGCCGCACAGAACTCAGCTACTGCCGCAGCCGCAAGCGCGACAACAGCATCCACCGCTGCTACATCCGCAACTACAGCTAAGACTGCTGCCGAAACAGCAGAGACCAACGCAGAGACTGCTGAGACTAACGCAGAAACTGCTGAAACAAATGCAGCTGCAAGTGCTACCACAGCTACAACTAAGGCCGCACAAGCCGCTACAAGCGCAACTAGCGCGTCTACGAGTGCTTCTACTGCAACAACTAAAGCAAGCGAGGCTGCGACTTCAGCAACCAACGCATCTAATTCACAGTCTGCTGTAGCAACATCTGCTACGAACGCAGCTAACTCAGCGACGGCTGCTGCTACTTCAGCAAGCGGTGCATCTACATCAGCTACCAACGCAGCCTCTAGTGCTACTGCCGCAGCTACATCTGCTACTTCAGCAGGAACTTCAGCAACTGCCGCAGCTTCCTCCGCAACAACAGCCGCAAGTTCTGCTACCACAGCTACTACCAAAGCCTCAGAAGCATCTACATCAGCTACCAACGCAGCCTCTAGTGCTACCACAGCTACAACTAAGGCCGCAGAAGCATCAACTAGTGCTGGAGGTGCATCTACATCTGCTACCAATGCAGCAACCTCTGCTACTGGTGCGGCAACGTCAGCCACAGCAGCCGCTACTTCAGCTACTAACGCTGCTGCTTCTTACGACAATTTTGACGATAGATATTTAGGCGCTAAGTCTTCTAACCCCTCTACAGATAACGATGGCGATGCTTTAATTACTGGAGCATTGTATTTTAACTCGACATCAAATCAAATGAAGGTGTGGAGTGGTTCTGCTTGGCTAGACGCTTATGCTTCTTTGTCGGGAGCTTTAATAGCTACCAACAACCTGTCTGATTTAAATAATGTATCAACAGCTAGAACTAATTTAGGGTTAGGAACAGCGGCTACTACAGCTTCTAGTGCTTACGCTACAGCGGCACAAGGAACTTTAGCTGCTTCTGCGCTACAGACAGGAGATATAGTAGCCGTAGGTATTACCACAGTTAGCACAGCCTCCTCTTTGACAGCTACAGTCAATACTCACGTTTACGTTAGCGCGGCTGGGCAGACTATTACACTACCTGCGTCACCTTCTGCTGGTCAGCGGGTGCTTATCACTGTAGGTAACTTCACTGATACAGTGGTTGGACGTAATGGCAGTAACATTATGTCTAGCGGTACAGACATGACGCTGGACAAAGAGTATCTTTCAATTCAATTTATTTTTGCAGACGCTACACGCGGTTGGGTAATGGCATGAGTAACTTTACAGATTTTATTGGTGGTGGCGGCGGTGGAAATCTTTTCAATATTCCGTTCCACTCATCACAGACTTGGACTCCACCCTTCAATGGAACAGGTGTAATACATGTTATTGGCGGCGGTGGCTCAGGCACTAGCTCTTCGAATGAGGGCGGGGGCGCTGGAGGTTACTCACGCAAAGCAGTTACTTTTTCTACCAGCACTAACTGGACACTTGTGGTTGGTGCAGGAGGCTTGGGTAATAACTCTGGCTCAAACGGTAGTGCTGGTGGTAACAGCTCCGCAACAGATGGAAGCTCTACCCTGACAGCAAACGGTGGCGCTGGAGGAACTGGCAGCCCAGGTGCAGGTGGAACAGCAAGCGGTGGTGACGTAAATAATACTGGAGGCGCTGGTGGCACTGGAGTTAATGGTGGTGGTGGGGCTGTTGGTGTTCTTGGCACGGGCAATACAGGAGCCAGACACACTGGAGGTTCTTCAGATATCGCTGGAATACCACTAAGCAATGCGTATGGAGTGCTAACTGGTGGCGGCTTAGGCGGAATATGTCAGACAGGAAGTGTTGCAGGTAGGTCAGGCGAAGATGGGGGGTTTTTAGCTGGCGGTGGAATGAGCAATGACTCCGCGTCTGGTGCCTACAACAAAGGCGGGAATGGTGGCATTGGCGGAGGCGGTGGCGGTAATTATAACAACACAACCTCTAACGGTTACTCTGGCAACGGTGGCAATGGCTACATATTAGTTCAGTATTTGACGGTATCTTAAGGAGAAAAAAATGAAGTACAACATCAAAGATGCTGATGGTAACATCGTAAATACTATCGTAGCTGATACTGCGTTTGTCGAAGCCAACTTTACACACTATGAGTTGTTTGTGGAGCCTACACCACCAGTGCCTACAGTAGAGGAAAAAGCTCGTATGTGGCGTGATATGACGCTAGGCGGCTGTGACTACATAGTACCTCTAACAGACCACCCGCAACACGCTGCCTATATGACGTATCGTGCAGACCTACGCGATTGGCCTAGCACAGCAGACTTCCCAGAAACTAAGCCAACTTTAGGTAGCTAATATGCTTGCAGAAATCTCAGCAGTTGTAGGTGTACTCAAGACTCTCAACGCAGGCATTAAGACTGTCAAAGAGTCAGGGTCGCACCTGTCTGACCTTGCTGGTATTTTTACAAGTCTTACGGAAAGCAAGGTAGCCGTAGAAACGATTGAGGAGGCTTCTAAGCAGGGCGATCACGTACTGACACAGGAGGAAGCCTTAGAGCTTGCATGGGCTAAGAACGCCATTAGAGAGCGTGAGAAGGAACTGAAGAAGATAACCCCTAGAGATGTGTGGCGTGACATGTTAAACATACAACACAAGTCTCTAATGGAACACAAGCACAAGCTAGAGAAAGAAAGATTAGCTAAACTACGTAAACAAACTAAAGTAACTGAAGCAGTCAAGACAATCTTAGGCACAGCTTTACTGATTACTGTAGGCATTGCATTATACATATTTATTAACGGAGGTCAGTAATGACTAAGATTATAACTAAGAACTCTAGTACCGCTGGCGCTGCTCCCTCTGCTAGTGACTTAGTACAGGGTGAACTGGCGGTAAACGTCACAGATAAAAAGCTATACACAAAAGACAACAGCAACGCTATTGTGGCTTTAGGCGCAGACTTAGCTGTTAATAATCCTACAGGTACTGACAATGTAACACTAGGTGCTAACGCTGGAGCTGGTTTAACATCAGGAACAGGTAATACTTTTATGGGTGCTGACGCTGCTCCAGTTGTTACATCTGCTACTGGTAATACTTCTATAGGTAACGATTCGTTATTATTAAATATTACAGGAGCAGGAAACACAGCAATAGGCAAGTCAGCTCTGAACAAAGCTACTGCTAACTTTAATACGGCTGTTGGTTATATTGCTGGAAACGCGCTTACGACAGGTATTAGTAATACTTTTGTAGGTGACTCAGCAGGGTCAAACATTACAACAGGTCAGGGTAATGTTAATATAGGTAATCAATCTAACGCCTCTTCAGCAACCGTTAGCCATGAAGTAACACTAGGTAGTTCTTCTATTACTGCCTTACGCTGTAATGTACAAAGCATATCTTCACTGTCAGATGCTAGAGACAAAACAGATGTATCAGACACTCCTTATGGTGTAGGCTTTATCAACACTTTACAGCCTCGTCAGTTTACATGGGCCACTCGTGAAGGCAGTCCTAAAGACGGTAAGGTAGAGCAAGGTTTTATTGCACAAGAATTGCTAGAGGCCGCTGGCGTTGACAAAGACAAACTAAACTTAGTATATGAATCTAACCCTGATAGGCTAGAAGCTACAGCCGGTAATCTTATTCCTATTCTTGTTAAAGCTATACAAGAACTCTCTGCTCGTGTAACAGAACTGGAGAATAACTAATGAGCCAGCATGACGCAACCCCAGCACAACAGTACCTGTGGTGTTTACAAAGTGTAGACCTAATCAACGCTATTGTTGCTGATGACTCTGGTCACTATGAACCTGCTAACTGTGTAGAGCGTAACGTACAACATCTACAGCTAATGGTAGGTAAAGACTTCTGGACAACTGAAGACATGGCTCCGCTTAACGCAGCTATTGCAGCAGGTTTGTCCTATGGCTCTTGATACTGGTAAAGACCTTCTTGACGCAGCAGCAGCTTCTACAGCTCTTGCAACAGTAGCTGCATGGCTACCACCCACTGCTTCTCTGTTTACTATAGTATGGTTAGGTATCCGCATCTGGGAAACTGACACTATACAGAAACTACGTAACAAAGAATAGCTTGACTTTTGACTAAAAATAGTGTATAATATATGAGTATATTAAATAGTTTGATTGGCCCAGTCACTGGTTTGTTAGATAAGTTTATTGAAGATAAAGATACTAAGAATGTCTTGGCCCATGAGATTAGTACAATGGCAGAGCGACATGCTCAGGAGTTAGCCAAGGGTCAGCTAGAAGTCAATAAGGTAGAGGCGGCTCATAAGAACATGTTTGTAGCCGGGTGGAGACCCGCTATAGGATGGATCTGTGGTTTCGCGTTGATGTACTCTACTATCCTATCACCCATCTTAGGTATATGGTTTACTGTTCCTCCTGTTGACAGCTCCCTGCTCACTACTGTGCTTATGGGTATGTTAGGTCTAGGTGCAATGCGAACGGTAGAAAAAGCTAAAGGCGTACAGAGAGAGCGGTAATGGCAAGAGGTACTCAAGTAAAATCTAATATTACTGCTGCACAGCCAGCAGGCTTTGACATGCCTAGAGCGCAGCCTCCTGTGACTCCTGCTCCGCCTATAGTAAAACAAAAAGAACCTGTTATGGTTCCTATTAAGCAAGAACCTATTTCTTCTCTTGCTAGTCCTTTTGATACACAGGCTGACCCCTTTGTTTCTACGGTAGATACAGATGTACAAGAAGTTGACGGTAAAGCAGCTATTTTAAAAGACAAAGAAGCTAGATTAGCAGCTTATGGAACTAATAGTGTAAGAGATGTGTATGCACAGTTGTTAGCGGAAGCTCCTAATAAAGCCAGAACAGGCAGAGATTTGTATAGAGAGTTTGATCCGGGCCGTGGGGCAATGCAAGGCTACAATGCTGAGACATACAACCAAGCTGTTAATATAGACCGGCCCTTAGCACAAGCTATGGAAGACTTTGAGATTCCTGCTTATGTTGAATACAAAGTTCCTGAGTTAGATACTGGAGGTCTTGAGTATGACAAAACAAGGCTTTATACTAACTATGGCCAACGAGGTCAGTTAGAGTTTCCTAGCCAAGAAGCTCGTGACGAGTATTACGAAAAAGAAAGAACAGGAACTTTTCACGACATATCAAAATTATTAGGCATTACAGACGTAGGTATTGACTCTCAGACAATGGTTTGGGTTAAAGACCCTCCAAAGCCTAGTAAATGGGAAAAGTTTTTAGGAAACCCTGTACTTAGTCTTGTCGGTGCTTTGTATCCTCCTGTTGCTTTAGCAACCACCGGCCTTAAAGCTGCGTCAGGAATGGATGTATCTCCTGTAGAAATAGCCTCAGGTTTGATGGCCGGTCTTAACATGTCTGGCGTCACTGCTCCTCCATCTGCTAGTGCAATGCCTGCGGGTCAAATGGGGCCGGGAGTAGCTAACACAGGTAAAGGTTTATTTGGCACTACTTATGCTCAAACACAGACTGCCCTAAATGTAGCAGCCGCTGGTGATGTCGAAGGAGCTGCTCTAGCTCTTGTAGGTCAACCACTGATTAACAGAGGTTTAGACTCAGTAGGTTTAGACCAAGCAACCATTGAAGGCGCAGGAATACAATATGATGATTTTCAAGAAGGTTTAGGTCAGGTTGTATCTGCTGTAGCTGGAGGTGCGGAGTTAGATGAGGCACTGGCGCAGGGCTTAGGTAAATACATCAGAGAGGGCGGCACGTTAGGCTCTATTGATTTGCCCGAAACTAACATAGACTTAGGGGTTGTTGAAGATGTTGTTAGGGATCTCGTACGTCCTCTTGGGGAAGCTGGTACAGCTCTTGCTGATTTTGTAGAAAACGCTGTAGGTAATGTAGGGGTTTCAGAGACAGTAAAAGAGCTAGGTCGTAACTTAGATGATCAAATTTTACAACCAATTAAAGAAGTGGCTGAAACAACAGGCAGTGCTGTCGAAGACGTTGTGAGAGCAGGAGGCAGCGTTGTAGATGATGCTATTATACAACCTGTACGAGAAGTAGCTAAAGACGTAGATGACGCTGTTATACGGCCTGTAGGCGATGCTTTATCTGCTTTAGACACAGCCGTTAGAGACGCGTTACCAGATATTGATTTACCTAGTGTTGATTTACCTAGTATTGACTTACCTAGTATTGATTTACCCAGTGTTGATTTAACAATGCCCGGAATGATGGCTACAGCCTCTGGCGCTGTTCCTATGTCATCCACTAGAACTACTGACTCGTTGTTTGCTGACGAGTTGTTTAAATTTAAAACAAAGGTAGAAGACACTCAAGAGCTAGTGCCTTTTAGTACGTTAGAGTTTGGAGACGTACAAACAATGCCTTATGTTTATGAAGACATACAGTCTCCTTTGTCTGAATTTACTTATGACAACGGTTTAGAACTAAACATACCACAACAACTAACACAAGAAGAGCTTTTACAAGAGTTATTCCAAAAACAAGGAGTTTCACTCTAATGACATACTTACAACTGGTTAACAAGGTGCTGGTCAGGCTACGTGAAAACGAAGTCTCTACCGTAGGCGAGAACAGCTACTCCAAGCTAATAGGTGAGTATGTTAATGACGCTAAACGTACAGTAGAAAACGCTTGGGACTGGACAGGACTACGTAACACACTGACAGTAGACACACAGGCTAACGTGTTTAACTACGTCCTTACAGGTGCTGACAACACTATTAAGATACTAGATGCTACCAACGACACACAAAACTGCTTCTTGCAGTACAAGCCATCTCAGTGGTTTGACAACGCTTTCCTAGACTTCCCTAGTGTTCCTAAAGGTACTACTCAGTTTTACAGCATTAACGGTATAAACGGTGTTGACCTCTACCCTATTCCTGATGCTGCGTACACACTGCGGTTTAATGTGGTATTACGTACTAAAGATTTTACTAACGACACAGACCCACTGAACGTGCCTTATAACCCTGTTATACGTCTGGCTACAGCGTTAGGAGCAAGAGAGAGAGGAGAGACTGGCGGTACTAGCGCAGCAGAACTGTTCGCACTAGCTGATGCTTCACTAGCAGACGCTATAGCAATGGACGCTGCATTACATCCTGAAGAAACTATCTGGTACTCATAATGGCTCAACAGCTACAGAACATTACTATTGCGGCTCCCGGCTTTGCTGGACTCAATACTCAGGACTCACCAATAGGCGTAGACCCATCGTTTGCTGCTGTTGCTGACAACTGTGTTATTGACAAGCTAGGCCGTATAGGGGCGCGTAAGGGCTGGGAAACAGTCACTACTAACGGCTCTTCTGTGTTAGGCAGTAGCCGTGGTATAGAAGGTATACACGAGTTTGTTGCTAGAGATGGTACAAAGACTGTATTCTCTGTAGGCAACAACAAGATATTTACTGGCACTACTACTCTTGCTGAAGTAACGCTACCTAGCGGTTACAACATAACAGCTAACAACTGGAAGATTGTTACGTTTAACAACAACGTACACTTCTATCAACGTGGTCATGCTCCTCTGGTATCGACTGCTGGCTCTACTACATTAGCTTTGTCAACAGACGCTTCACATGCAGCTCCTTCAGGCAACGAAGTTTTAGCAGCCTCTGGTAGACTTTGGGTAGCAGACTTAACAGGTAACAAGCATACTATCTACTGGTCAGATACTTTACTAGGCAATAAGTTTCACGGAGGCGCGTCAGGTAGCTTAAACTTAGATAAGGTATGGCCTTCAGGAACTGACGAGATAGTAGCCTTAACAGAACACAACGACTTTTTAATTATTTTTGGGAAGAAGTCTATTGTTGTTTATCAAGGCACTTCTGATCCTATTAACACGTTGGTACTTGCAGACACTATTGAGGGCGTAGGTTGTGTAGCTCGTGACTCTATACAGCACACAGGAACTGACGTATTATTCTTGTCAGACTCAGGACTACGTAGCTTTGGCAGAGTGATACAAGAGAAGTCTTTGCCTATGCGTGACATTAGCAAGAATGTCCGTAACGACCTGATGGAAAAGGTAAACGTAGAACAACTACCTATTAAGACTGTCTACAGCGCAGACGAAGCCTTCTACTTGCTTTCTCTGCCTTCTACTAATACTGTGTACTGCTTTGACATGCGTGGCCCTATAGATCAATCTGGGGCGCACAGAGCTACTACATGGACAGAACTAGACCCTCTGTCCTTTGCACGTTTAGAAGACAAGACCATTTACATAGGCAAGTCTACAGGCATTGTTAAGTACGCAGGCTACCTAGATGGCACAGCAACCTATCAGTTACGTTACTTTAGTAATCCTACAGACTTTGGTAACGCTTCTAATCTCAAGTTCTTAAAGAAGTTTAACTTGACTATTGTAGGCGCACACGGCACTGACATAACGCTTAACTGGGGTTATGACTACACAGATGTCTACAACAAGCAAGCCTTTACTTTTTCTTCTTCCAACTCTGTTGCTCAGTACGGTGTTTCAGAGTATGCGATAGCAGAATACTCAGGTGGTGTAGAAGCTTTGGTTAATACACCTTCTGTTAATACTGGTGGTAGTGGTTCTATTGTTACTATTGGTATTGAAGCACAGATAGACAACGTAGCTTTTTCCATTCAAAAGATTGACATACATGCTTTACTAGGGAGACTTATCTAATGTCCAACTATACAAAGACCACTAACTTTGCGGCTAAGGATTCTCTACCCTCTGGTAACGCCAATAAGATTGTACGTGGTACAGAGATCGACACAGAATACACTAACATAGCTACAGCGGTAAACAGTAAGGCTGACACCGCTGCCCCTACTTTTACTGGTACTGTAACAGCCGCTACCGTAAACGTGACAGGCACACTAACGGCTGACACAATTACTGGAGGGTCGTACTAATGGCTAGTCCTATAATGATCAACCAAGACCCTCGTATAAAAATGGTTAAAGAAGAACCACAAATAGAGAATCAACTGTTTCAAATGCCAGATATAACGGTAGCAAATCCTACTGGCTATATTCCTCCTACAATGGTACCACAAATAGAGAATCAACTGTTTCAAATGCCAGATATAACGGTAGCAAATCCT